AGTGCACAGTGAGACAACACTACAATGCTGAGCTGTGAAGCGTCAGCTAATCCAACGTGAGCCTGAGAGTTGTAAAGACAAAGGAGCGGGACGCTGCCACTACGCAAGGTGGTGAGTCACATTTGCGAAAGCAGAAAGGAGGAAGACGACCATGAATCGATATGATCATGTGGGTCTCACTGAGTTCACAGTTCGTCCTTACAGGAGTAAAAGACTACGCACATATTGTGAACGTATGAGCAAAGATGATACTCATGTTGTTTTTGACGATCATGTGGCTGACGTGCTTCGTGCTCAGGGCTATTCATTCGAGGAGAATCCTCGCTCCATTTATAGAGTTGAAAAGCTGTATGAAGCACTGTCCAAGTATGCGCCCAAAACTATCCCGGCACCAAAGCCTAGTCAAGATTACGAGTCGGGAGTCGCTCTAGCGCGTACTTGTTTTTCAAAGCCTAAAGATCAATTGCCTTTACACATCATGCCTTTGACACCACAAACTGTGGTTGATGTGACCTCGAATCCTTCGGGTTCTCCAGGTTTAACTTGGTACGGAGTGAGTAAAAGGGAGGCTCAGACTCGGGCTTTAGAGCGTGGCTTGCAGACTATCAAGTTGGAGAAGCAACCTGAACCTTGCTTGGCGTTTACTCGGACGTCAAAAGGAGATCGGACTCGTCTGATTTGGGGTTACCCTTATTCTATGACGGTTATTGAAGGTTGTGTTGCTAAGCCCTTACTTGAGATGTTCAAGGGAAGGTCGACGCCAATGGCTTTTGCCATGTCAACGTGCGCCTTGGGTACTAAGCTTGTGGTGGCATCGTATCATAAAAGATACGCGTACTCAATTGATATGTCACAGTTTGATGCGACTATATCAGCCTCGCTTATCCACAAAGCGTTTTGCATTCTGCGAACTTGGTTCAATATGGATGAAGTGGAACCTGTCAGTGGTAGGACAGTCAAGCAGTTCTTTGATCTGATTGAGAAGTATTTTATACATACCACAATAGTGATGCCGGATGGTCACATTTATATTGGTAAGGATCATGGCGTTCCGAGTGGATCTTATTTCACTCAGATGATTGACTCGTTAGTCAACACTATAATCGCGGGATCCTTATCCAGTAGGTTCAAGCTTCATGTCTCAAGACGTGAGTTGTTCGTACTTGGAGATGACTTGTTGCTTTGGTCCAATAGGTTGATGTCATTGGACACGATGGCGGACTATGCCAAATCCAACTTCCATGTAATTATGCATGGGTCCGAGAAGTCGTTAATATCGAAGTATGATGAACCTGTGCACTATCTTGGGCGGATCTGGTCCAATGGGCTCCCCAGTCTAGATGTTCAAGAAATCGTTGAGAAGATGGTATATCCGGAAAGACACCGGCGATACACATCAGATGATCCTGAGCGTTTAAAGCGTGAGGTTAGGATGCTGATCCTTTCCTATGCCTCAGTTTACCGTGAAGGTTGGGGAATTGCGTCGAGCCTTTTGGGCGCGGACAGAAGAAACATTCATTGCGGATGCGCAAATACGGATGTTAATACCTTCTGTGAGGGTCCTCGTTTCACCCTAGATTCGGACATGTTGTCGGGTTACGTGAGATACCGTATGAAGTATCTCCGGGATGAGACGCCTAAGGGGGACATTCCAATCACTGCGAAACAGTATTGGCTGTAGAGCAAGTTGTATGAG